TTTTCGGAAGTCCATAGTTTTTTAAGATAAAGAATTAAGTGTTGGAGTTCATTGAGTCATAGAGTTAGCAACGAGTTGGTTAGCAGCTCCAGTGTTTCCACCTGCTCACTGATTCATTCCTTGATCCATTAGTCATTGTTCCCTTTGTAGTATAATCGCTTTCTTACGATTTTCAATGTAAAGTGGCTTAACGTCTGTATCACGAGCAGATTCATATACATATAGATAAGTATAGTGATCTTCGCTCATAGACTCAACACGAGCTTTTTGAGGCATATTCTCATTGATATACTTAACGTATTCACGAGCATTTAGTTCATCAGGTGTTGGCATACAGAATGCTTCTGCTTCTTCCTTAGAGAATCAATTGAATGTATATGCTGTACGTTTGAGGAGAACTTTCTCATACTCTTTCGTGGAAGGATCTTGCATCATCATAGCATAGATTGCCATAAAGTTCGCTTTCATCTTCTCACGTCTTGCTTCTACATCTTTCTTAGACTCTACGAAGAAGTCATACGATTCTCCACCAAGGAACATATCGTAAGTAAACTCTGTGAGACTTGTACCAAAACCTTTTGTAACACGAATGAACTTAGTATCTTTCTTATCAAAGTATTGAATATACCCTGCATACCACATATCTTTCCAGAACTCTACTTCTCCCCAGTTTCCTATTTCAATACCGAGAGAGAGACGAAGATTCGCATTACTTTGGATTGTTTGTACTTCTCCAAGTGTTGCTGACTTATCTCATTGTACTCCAAGTGTTCTTGCATCGAATCCAGTATCTTGCTGAATGATCTGATTGATCTCATTAGAGATTGCATATGAGTCCTTTATCATTGATTGACGAGGAACTGTATATACTGCATCAGAGAGACGATCTCATTGTGCAACATTAGCAACAACCCATTTCGGTTCAATACTTGGCTCAGATAGTTCAACGTGATTCTTTACAACACGAGAGTTCACGAGATTCATTTGACCGAATGTCGAGAACTTAGCATCAGTGAGACGAAGATTCAGAAGAACACGATTAACCATTTGTTTATCACTTGCGATATCATTGATAGATATTCCACAAGGATGATAACGCTTCGGAGAAAGCCATTTCTTATTCAATACACGAGTCATAGGAACACCTTCTTCTTTCTCTTTATTTGAGAGTGGTTCAATCTTTTCTTTACGAATCAGTATTTGCATACTCGAATCAACTGTAACCATATGAAGTTCTCCATCTATGTAAGTGAAACCATCATATACATCTATAAACCCTTTCTCTGTCCAGTTTGTATTGAGTCCTGAAACAATGTCGTTTGCCTGTCTTGTTTGGTTGATCTGTGTTATTTCTCCTGATATATCATCTTTACTCTTATATCCGAACTCTTCTTTCAATTCATCTTTCATCAGTCGTCTCATATCGTACTCAAATCGAGACTTTGTGATATGATCACTCATCGGATCTGGAAGATGAAGCATAGGATCACATACATATGTTTCAATAGTCTGATCCCATTTTTCCCATCCACATGAACGAAGATAAGAAACACCGAAGAACCATTTATCCCAGTTACGTTGGAAGTTCTTTTGTTTCATACCCATAACTTCGAAGTCGAACTTTGCAAGTTCTGTCGTTGCATCAGCAATATTGATATCACCTATTCTTCGAGGCATCATTACTACATTGAGTGAGTCAGATTGCTCAACTGCCATAGCAGCCTGCATAATCGAATAAATAGTGTTAACATGAATAACACTATCGTCTTTATCCTGATTTATATACTGTCCAAGATAGTTTTCATATCTTAGAAACCAAGGATTCATCACTTCTTGTGAGGACTCGATCTCTTGTCGAATTTGGCTGAGAATATCCATATGATTGTAAATATAGAAATATTATATGAGAATAGTTCTCATTATCAAGTTATTTAAAAAGATTATTATATGAGTGAGTTTTAACATAATCATTATCTCCATAACTTTCTACTTCTGCCATTCTTACAACTCAAGAGAGTGCATCTATAATGTCATCGTGCTTACCATTTGGAAACTTTAAGAGTTCAAGTTCAAGATCCTTTGTGTTCTTGTTGTACTTTGGATGGAGTATGTTTATATTTGAGTATCGAGGTTCTAGGATTGTCTTTATTCGTGAGTTCTTTTCTCACATAGGAGTTATCTCATCGAGATTAAAGAATGTGTTACGAATATTCATCTGCTTTCGTATTTCAATAGCAAGCATCTTTTGAAATGCAACTACTTCAACTCATACTCTGTCAGGTCTGTATTTCTTTACTATTTCAAAGAGAGCATTTATAGAGTCAGATGGTTCGACTCTTTCGTGAAATATATCAAGTACATAAATCCTATTATTCTGATCAATACCGATAGTGACTATAGCTGTAAAGTCAGCTTCTTGCTTCTGGCTAATAGCTGGATCAATAAATGTATATACTTTAAGTGATTCAAGTGGTGGATGATTCTCATATTCCATAAAGTAATCCTTTTTAAATGATCAACCTCATTCGTTTATAGGATCTCACATATAGAGTGACTGAAAATCACGAGGAATCATAGAGTTCTGTTTCTCTTTCATAAACTCAAGAGGGAATCTCTCTGGAAATATCGTCTCTGTTTCAGTATCATTATATACTGGAATATTTATAATCTCCCATTTATCTCATTCAGTCTGTAATATACGTCAGAATAGATCATCTTCTCACCATCGTGTCATAACACCGATAATGATAGAGTCTTTATGAAGACGAGACTGGAATACAGATGAATACCAATCCCATACTCAGTTACGAATAGTATCTGATTCATACTCTGCACGATCCTTGTGAACGTCATCTATAATACCGATATCAATAGGTCGACCTGTAAGTCATCAACCAACACCGACAGAGTAGTATGATCAACCTTCTTTCAATTGATACTCTTGTGAGTCATTCTTTATAAGATTGAGAGGTTTTCATAACACTTTGAACTGTGGCGATTCTACTATCTGACGAATCTTTCATAGGTGTGTCTTTGCAAGATCTCCAGAGTAAGATGCAGATACAATATTGAGTGTAGGATCTTGTAAGTGTGCAAATAGAGGGAAACGCTGTGTGCTTATTGTACTCTTTCAGTGTTGAGGAGGAACTGATATCATTATTCGTTTACACTCTCATTTTAAAGCTCTTTCAAGAGCATCAGTCATTATCTTATGAAATGGCTTGAATATATACTCCTTTCAAGGCTTTCAATAGAATGGATCGACCTGAGGAACGAAATAAGAGAGCAACCTTAGTGATAACTCTCTCTTTGCAAGTTCTTTCTGTGCTTCTTGTTTAGTGATCATTATAATTCGGTTATTCAATATAGTTTTGAGTTTATATCTTTAAACTTTAATCTAGTAGAAATTTATCTTTCATCAGCTTCAATTCATTCTTAAAATTCTGATCTGCAGAGATTCATTCTATTATATTAAATCTTCTATCAAGTATACATAAACATCTATATGGATATATAGTTATTCAATTAAATGATGTTCAAATAATATAATTATTTAGTATTATTGCTCATATTGCTTCTATTATTCTAATGTCTGAATTATTAAATCAGTCGGTATAAGCAATATATCATTCTTTTACTATTTTAGAAACTTTTAATTTTCAGAAAGAAACTCTTTTAATTCAATCAGGTAGTTTTTCTTTTTCTGTAGTTAATGATTTTATATAATTAATATCTTTATCATCTAATTCAAACCATTCCCTCTTTTCATTTAGCTTTTTATTTGAAAACATTAAATGTAGCCTTTTTTCTTCGTCTATATAGTTTATTGCTCAATATGAATGTAGTAATTCTATTTTTAATGAGTTTTCCGTTTTATATTTATATAACCTGGAATCAATATTCTTTGTCCTTCATATTTTATAGAATCATAAAGAATCCTTTATCAAGTATATGTATCAATACATAGAAAATAATGCTTAAAAAAGAGTACAAAAGGCTAGATTGCTTGTAGACCTTTTCCACTCTTTCTAAAATATGCAATCTATTTAACTACAAGCTAAATCTATTATATAGATATAATTTTTATTGCAAATATAAATGTCAAGTTTCCTTATTTTAAAGCATTGTATTTTATATAACCCCGTAAATATTGTGCCTTTTCTATATATTATACAATATACAATCAATAAAAGTAGTGTTTTTTTATTTTATGACCTCTATCTATCTATACCTATTACATTATCCATTAGCAAGTTTCAATAATTCATCTGTGGAAGTAGTAGAAAGATTATTTACTTCTGCTTTTACTGTCTGATCAATTTCTTGTTTATCACTATATCAATGTTTACCCATTAATAGCTTAGCAATGTTAGAATTATACTCTCAAGATATAGAAGAATTTATAAGTCGTTCTGCTTGTTCTGATAGTATTGCCTCTAATATGTCGGAAAACTCTGGATAAGTTTCTTTCCATTCGTAGATCGTAGAGCGATGAACAGGTATATTTTCTTTCTGAAAATGTCTTGCAAGTCATTCAATACTTGGTAGTTTAACTTTTAACTTATCTCTTTCTGTATATGAATCTTTACAAGAATCAAGATATTCTATTGCAAGTTCTGTATGTCTTGGTGTATATTCAATAGGTCTTGCCATATATTTAGTAATTGATGCATCTCGCTGGTATTTCACTCACTGGATTTAAATTGCTAGTGTCTTAATCATAATTATTTCTGTAAGTATAAAGCGTGTCTTATTTGATACTCAGTTAAGTTAGGATCAGCCTCAACTATCTTACGGAATTTTTCCGCATAGATCGCAATCCATTTATCAGGTGTAAGATCAGTACAAGAATTGATCAGTTT